CCAGCCGCCCCAGCGTGTCGCCGCGCTGTAGCTCGCGGCGGGCGATGTCGCGCTCGCTCTGGGCAAGCTGGGGATCGTTGGCGCGCACGTCGGCGGGGCGCATGGTGCGCGGCAGCGGACGGGGCGCTGCGTTGCGATACGGGACGGGGCGGGGCTGCGAGAGACGGCCAGCGGCGGATTGCGTGTTGGCGCGCGGGTTCGCTGCCGCGTGAGAAGCGGCGAGCCATCCGGGCAAATCGGTCATTAGTTCCGGCGCCGTCCAGACGTTGCGCCGGCGCCTGCTGCGCCTTGCTGCGAGACGGTTGCGCGTGCGGCCCGAGCGGCAGCCCTGCGGCGAAGCTCGCGCACCACTTCGCGGATGAAGGCTGGCGCGTCGGGCGTGTCGAGTTGCTGAAGGAGCGCTGTGCCGCGGACGTTATTAGCGCGCTCGATGGCGCCGCCCGCCATGGCGTCGATGCCACCACGGATGCCGCGATGAATGGCGCTGCCGAGGTTGCCCGTGGCGACGTGGCCCGTCATCTCGGCCCCGGTGTGGATCATCTCGTCTGCGCCGTGCATGACGTTGGAGTACGTTGGCGAGCCGTTGCCCCAGGCTTGCGCGTTCCGCATCAGCCGGTTTTGGGTGTTGAGCACGTCCAAGAACTCGGCCGCTTGCTGCGGATTGTCGAAGGCGGACGCTATCACCTCTTGCGTGTCGGCATAGTCCAGCGCGTTGGCGACGTTGCGCTGGCCCACGACACGGCCGCCGCGCATGCCTTGCGCGATCTCGTCCACAAGGCCGATGCGCGCGTGCTCGCGCTCGAATGGCGTCATTTCCGCGATGCGAGCGCGCACGGCCTCGGGGCTTTGGCCTAGGAAGCCCGCGCCTTCGCCTAGCGCTTCCTCGGCATTGTAAATGCCGCCCCAACGAGCACGCGCATCCCGATAGCCGGGAACGTGCTGATCTAGCGCGTCAATGAACTGCGCCCGCATTGCCCGAATGCCACGAAGTTGGGTTGAGCCAATCCCGCTTGATGGATTTGACGAAAACTGCGCCGCGTCATCAAGGCCCATTTTGAGATAGTGGACGTAGCGCGGGAACGAGGAGTCAATGGCGCCATCCACGAGCCCGATGCGTCGGTCCCGATTGAATATCTGCTGAGCGTTTTCTTGCGCGGTCCTAAAAACTGGATCGTCTTGGAAGCGCGCGATTGACTGATCTAGCGCCCGACGGTTTTCCGCAGATAGGCTTTCCCGGAAAATCGGGCGATACGTCTCCGCGCTCGCGCGCTCGTACTCGCCCGCCAGCCGGGCTAGCGCCTCTTGCCGTGTTTCACTCACGCCGATCCCTGACCTAAGCGCATTGATAATCCTCCGAGGCGCTTCTGAAAAGCGCTGGCGGGCGATCGACGCCGCGCGCTCGCCACTTTCGCCCGGCGCCTGCACGATGGCGCGCGTGGTGCGCAGGCCGGGATCTCCGAACAGGTCGGCCGGCGTTTCGCCCATGCCGCGCTGGTTGGCGGCCGTGAACGTGGACTCCACCTCCTCCGGCGCCATGCGGGCGCGGGTAGCGAGGCGGTCGATGGTGTTGATGGCCGCGGGTGGAACGATGGGTGGGCGGCGCGGCGTCGGCGGACGCGGCGGAACGCGCAGATTGCCGCCCATGGCGCCGACGGTGTTGGCTTCGGGAACCGGCAGCCGGCGGCCAAGTCCAGCGAGCGCTTCCCATGCGGGACGCCCTAAGCGATCGACCACGGCGCCGGCTGTGTTCACAAGGGCTGGCGTGGCAGCGCCCGTCACTGCACCCGCTAGCGCGCCCTGGTCGGCCCCCTGGAGCCGTTGCTGCAAGTCGCCGTCCGTGGTGCCTGCGCCGTAAGCGGCCCCGTAGGCCCCGCCCACGGTCGCCCCACGGGCGGTCTGGGCCAGGAAGGCGGGAAGGCCCCTGCCGGTTTGCGCGACAGCCGCCGCCGGGGCTTCTGCCGCCATGACCGGGCCAAGCGGGGCGACAGCGCCCAAGCCTTGCGCGAACTGGTTGCCCAGCGGGTGGCGCGCATTGGCGTCTGCGTCGAGCGTTTGGAACTCTTGATTGGCGCGATCCACGCCTTGCCCGAACGCGCCAGCGATGCGGCCGAAATAATCGCCGGGCTGGGTGTCCAGCAATTCCGGCGCCGCCGTCATGGCGCCGCGCAAGCCGCGCTGGAGGTCGCGTGCGAAGGGGATGCCGCGATTGACGGCGTTGAGGGCGCTAACCGCCTCTCTGCGATCCGTGGTTGGCGGCAATGCTGCGGGAGCAGTGGCTTCTGGTGCTTGCTGCGGTCGCTGCTGTTGGCTTTCAGCCAGCCGCGCACGGGCTCGCGCCCGTATCCGAATAAGCTCTAATTCCTCTTGGGGCGTCATTGCCCGCCCATGATTTGTTGCACCCGTGCGCGATCCTCGGGCGGCATGTTATCCCACTCGGCTTGTGGGATGCCTGCTGGCGCTTGTCCGCCGCCGTTCAGCCCTTGGCGGATGCTGCGGCTAAGCAAGCCGCCCATGGTTTGCGGCGCCGCCGGCTCTTCGCCGTTATAGGAATAATCGCCCGTCTCCAGCCGGTGCGTCAGGATTTCCAAACGGTGTTGATAGGCGTCGCGCACGATGGGCGCTTCGCGGGCCATAATCTCCATGGCCCGCGCGATCTGCGCTGGGCTCGCGTTGGTGTCGAGAATGTCGGCCGCCTGCTCCAGCGCCGCGACGTGCGTTTGCGCCGCGCTACCCGTGCCACCGCTGGCGATACGTGCGAACATACGCAATTGAGTGGACAACGCATTGTTGGCGCCCGTGATGTTGGGATCACCGAAAATCTGGCCCGCTCGATTACGGATCTGGTTAATGACCGTATTGTCGCCGTTGCGAAGCAACGCCAGTTGCTCTTGTGAGATTTGGTTGAACGCTTCCAATTCTTGAAACGCGCGCTGCACTTGCTCATTGCCAAGCGTCATGTTCCGCAGCGTCGATGTGGTCGCCGCGTAATTGGCGCGGTTAGAGACGATGCGATTCTCCGCCTGCTCGCGGGTCATGCCGGGGTTTTCCTCCATCAGCATTTCCACAGCCCGGCCATTCAGCGCGGGCATGGCGCCGCGCGGTAGGCCGCGAATGCTGGTGATGGGTGTTCCGTGTGCGATTTGGCGAGCAAGCGAATCCATGCCGAGATCGCCGCCGGTTCCGTCTGCGCCAGTCCCAGCCCCAAACGAGAATGTGGTACTGGCCGCGCGCGGCGCTTCCGGAATGGCCCCGCCCAAGTCCGTCGAGCCGTCTGGATTGATGCGGTAGGCGCGGCCATAGCCAGCTTGCCACTCGGGCTGCTCTGGTGTGCGGCGCGTAATATCCGCGCTGACCATCGGTAACGCGTCCTGCGGGTCGCCCCGTGACAGCGCCCCGACCAATGCATTGCGTTGCGCCAGCGGGTCGTTCGGGTCCGCGCTCTGGTATGCCGTCAGTGCGTCCGCGATTGATGCTTGGCGCCCGTCCTCCACCTTTTGCGTGCGCGTCTGCTGGTCGATCTCGCGTTGATGGTCGGCAAGCTCCTGCTGCCGCTGATCCATCTCCGTGCGTCCACGCAAGCCGCCGGTCAGCGCTGCTGCGAGCGCTTCCACCCAGCTATTACCCTCAACGCGCGGCGTGTTGGACAGTGCGGCGGCCAGCCCCGCATTGCGGGCGCGCGGGTCCATACCGGGAGGGGCTGCGGCCTCCTCCTGCTTGCGGCGCGGCTGCAATTCGGGCGGCAGTTGCGGCGTGAGCCCGTAGCTCAGCCCAGCGCCGCGCAGGGTGAGTGGATTGATGCTCACATGAGCCTCGCGTAATCGACCATCAGATACCCGTCAGGATCGCTCGACACTGCTTCGGACGGCGCTTCGTGCGCCATCACGCCCAGGTGCAGCGGCGCGTCGTCGGCGTCCCACACGTAGTGATACGTCCACCAGCGCAGACCGTTGGCGTCGGTGTGGTGATAGGTGATGTCGCGTTTCAGGCGCACGTCAGAGAAGTACGTGATCGCCGAGCCGCCAAGTTGCGCTAACCCATTCAACAGGCTGTTGCGGTTGGCGGATTGCTGCTGATAGCGCGCCATCTGGTTAGCGTAACCATTCTGCGTGATGCCCGCCACGTCAGTGCCGTTGATGTTGTAGCTGTTCGGTTGGCCGGGATTGATCGGGTTGGTCTGCACGCCGGACATGAGCGCGATGATCTCGTTCAGCGGGTTCTGACGTGCGGCGAGGTCGGCGGTGTTGTCGTAGCCGTATTGTTGCTGCGCCTCGCCCAGATTGGTCTGACGCTGGCCTAGAAGCTCGGACAGCGATTGTTGCCGGTCGCTCTGCGCTTGGCCGCGCGCCGCAAGCTCGTTTTGCGCGTAAGCATCGCCCACGCCAGCTTGATAGGTGCGCTGCGCGTTGTTCCAGGCATCGGCGCCGTTGTTGATGCCTTGGTTGGCGAGGCGGCTGTCCAGCGACTCCTGCCCGCGCGTGACGGACTCATTTAGGCCCCGGTTGAGAAGCTCGCGCGTTCGCCCCTCCACGTCTCCGTTGTAGTCGCCCAGCGCGCCCGCAATATCGAGCGCCCCGCCGGTCGCGGCGTTGGTGTCGAAGCGGCGCGGCACGTAATTGGTGCCGAGGATGTCAGCGACGCGCCCGGTCTGACTGATGCCGAGTTGGCCCAGGTCAATGCCCTGCTGCTCTTGCAGTTGGCGAAGCTGCGCTTGGTTAGCGCTCTCGGTCGTTGTCTGCGCCCAACGTGGGATTCCGTTCGGACCGGTCCCCGTCACGTTATACGTTACGTCTCCGTATGGAGTGTGTTGGTCCACGTTGTTCAGATACGAATTGGAGACAGCCGTGTCGCGATTGGACGCGGTTTGCGCGTTGGCGGTCGCGGCTGGATCAGGCGGCCTGGGCGGCTGCGCTTTGCTTCCCATAGAACTCTTCCCTAAAGCATCGTGAAATTACGGCGTCATCTCGTCCAAATTGACGAGTCAGAATTGCCTCTGGCGTCAGCCCCAGCGCTTTAATCAGCCTAAGCGCACGCTCATTGGCGCGTGGCGTTACACTCCAAATCTTTTGGCAATCGCAGGTCAAAAATGCGTAGTCATACATGGCGCGAATAGCTTTTCGCGCCAGAAGCCACCGCGCATCCACTGCCGCCGCGCTCACTTCGATGGTGCCACTTTCGGGCTGCCAATTATGGAACACAACAACGCCGAGCACGCGCCCGTCATCGCTCTCCACGCCCATAGCCGTGCCAGTCTGCTGGAAGCCACGACCATGCAGGATGGGTATTAATTGCTCTGCCCACCGCACCAATTCGTCGCTGCCGCGCGCCGACAGCCTCACACTTGGCCCCCGGTGGTGTAGCGCAAGTTCACGCCGTTCACGTCGAGCGGGCTTTCATTGGCGCGGGCTTCCAGCACCAGCGACAGGCTGTGGCCCTCGCCCGAGATGGCGCGCCAGCCCTTGGAGGTGGTGTCCTCACCCCCCCAAAGGTTTGAACCCCAAAACGTCGAAGCCGAGTCCCAGATCAACGCATTGGTGACGGTCGATGCGGGCCATGCGTTCAACGCTGGCGTCGAGGCAAAGTCCGCGCGGGCAATCATCCGCACCACGGCGCGCGTTACTGCCGTGATGATGACCCGCGCTTCTAAGAGCGTCTTCCGCACCGGCGAGCCGAGCGTGGTCCAGCCTTGCGACCATGCCGCCGTGATGTCGGCGCTGTTGTCGGCGTAGCCGTCGAAGCACTTGTAGATGACGCCATCGTAGCCGCCCGCATAGAGGTTGGCGCCGTACACCTCGAAACAGGCGAAGTTCCAGCCCGTGAAGCGGGAGTAACCCTGCGTCGGGCGATAGCGCACCACTTGGTAGGCCGTGGTCGAAGTCACCGGCGCATTGATGAGCAACACGTCACGGGCCGGGAAGAACACGCCCTCCCACCCGGAGAAGCTGCGCCCCGCGTTGGATAGCGTTTGCCAGCCCACGGAAATGCGCTGCGTAAGCGGAGCGGCGGCCTGGTCGCTGGTCGCCATGACGGCCTTCACCGACACCAAGCCCGCAACCGTGATGACACCCAAATCGTCGCCCAGATCGACCAGCGGACGGTCGCCAATGGGCTCGCCCACGTAGTAGGTGCCGATCAGTGACCACGCCGTCGAATCGCCTGGGTTCGTTCCCTGATAGACGGCGATTTCGCCTTCGCTGGTCAGAATGACGAGGTTGTCGTCAATGCCCGACCCGCCATCAAGCGAGATGGCGTTCATCGCCACCAGATGGCCGCCGAAGTTGAACACCGCGCCCAGCGGAAAGTTGCTGACCGTGCCCGCAATCGACTGCGTGGCGAAGTAGCCCATGGTCATCGAGTTTTTGAAGATGACGAACAGGCGCTCTTTGAACGTGAAGACGTAGTTGATGTCGGTCGAAGCGTAGGTCGTCAGCGACAGCGACGGCGTGGCCCATGCAGCCCCGCTCCAATGCCGAGGCGCTGCCGAGCCATTGCAGATCCAGAGATACGACCCGCCCGACGTGGTGATGTTGGTGTAAGAAAACCGCGCGTTCCCCATGCTGGTCAGCACGGCAGCGCCCAAAGCGCCTGCGCTCGACACGTCGTAAACGCTGGTTCCGGCCGCTGCGAACAGGAACGAGCCCGAGGGCGAGGCGTAGTTCATCAGGGTTTCGACGGTCGTTGAGCCGCCCGTCACCCATTGCGTGTAGCCTTCGCGTATCCGCACCGACTGCCCGCGCGGCAGCCAATTGTCGAACACCCGCGCATGCACGGCGTCCAGTTCCGGCGCCGGCGTGTCGGTGTCCCAGCCGCCAACGGGCGCTGGAACAAAGCCGATCTCGCCTTGCCATTGCGGCTGATGCTGACGGCGCGGGGCGACCCGGCGCGCGAGCGCTTGGCGCACTAGCCGAACACCGCCGGCAAGTTGGGCTCCTGGATGAACGGATCGCCGTCGCCTGGCGCTATGGTCAGCGTGCGTGCAGCGCCACGTTGCGCCAAAGCCGTGGCCGCCAGCGCCATTTCGTAGTCCTTCAGCGCTTCGGCGTAGTCGCGGCCCTTGGTTTGCAGATAGCGCCACACCAGCGCCAGCGTCAGGATTTCATCGCCCAGCAGATAACTGTCGGTGTCGGCGTCAAACGTGGTCTGGTAGGTCACGCCATCCACGTCCAGGACGGGCGTGTTGATGATGTAATCGTAAGTGATGGTGTCGGCCGCCGTGGGCGTTGGGAAGATGTAAAGCCCGTTATAGCGGAACATCGCATATTGCTGGATCGAGGCCGTGACGGACTGGCTGTTGGCCCGCGCCCATTCCACGCTGTTGAGCGGTCCTGCGATCTGGCGGTGCGTGGTGGTGTTCCAGAACGTGTTTTCCACGGCGCGCTGAAAGTCCGTCGCCTTGCCACTCGATTGCAGCGCAGCGAGCGACGCCGTGAAGCTCTTGGTGCGGGTCAGCAGTTGGAAGTCGTAATCCGTGCGCCGCAGCAGCTCCGCCGCTTCCTTCTTAGCCAGCCGGTAAAGCAGGTTCTGCGTCTCCTGCCCGTCCGCGACAAGCGTCGCTGTCACCGCCAGCGACAGTTCGCGCTGCGCGTCGTTGGCGGCCGTCAGAAGCGTCACAGGCGCGCGTCTTCCGTGGTCGGCGCGTCGATGATCTGGATGTCATCGCCGCCCTTTTTCTTGCCGCGCTTGGGCGGGTCGAAGCCGACATTGTTCTGCTTCTGCAGCAGCATCTTCACCTGCTCGCGCAGTTCATCAATTTCTGCCTGCAGCTTGGCCTCGCGCGCCGCCGATTTGGCCTCTTCGGCCGCCGTGCGTGCGCCCTCGAGCCAGGACTTGGCCTTGGCGCGCCATTCGACGCCGCCGCGGCGCATGCTGTTCTCGGCTTGCTGGTCGGAGAGCCCTGCGAGTTGCTGCACCGTGAACACGTTGGCGGCCTTAAGGCTCGCCACCGTGGCCACGTCCATCAGCGGCCATTGCTCTAATGGCGTGCCGCTCTCGCTTGGCGTTTGACCCTTCAGCCAAATCTCAAACGGCTCGCGGAAGCGATGATAGCCGTCGCCTTGTTTCACCGTGCCGTCCGAGCGCGTGCGCTGCATTTCATAGATCGGGCCATCGCCGCGGGTGCCGGCGACGACAACGCGCACTTGCACGGAAGCATCGAACACAGGCGGGCCGTCCATGCTGGCCTTTTCGTCCTTGATCGCGATTTCCTCAAAGAACAGCAGCAGTGGCGGCGTGCCAGGCGGCGCATTTGCTTCACGAAACGGGATCGGCAGGGATTCGGCCATCATTCCTCACAACGTAGAAAACGGAGTGTTCGTCGTATGCTTGCTCAAGCGGCACGCCGCCGTACTCGCTCAGCATCGTCCGCCATTCCCCATGCGTCAGCAGCGACAGATGCAAATCCTGATTGATCAGCATCCCGCAAATGTCGGGCTTGGTGTCGATGCGGAAGTAAACGCGAGGCGTGGCCTCGAAAATGTTGTCGAGCACACGCCGCACATCAGCAGGTGGAATGTGCTCCATCACATCGCAGCAGAACCCGTAATCGGCGCGGCATGCGATCGGCTCGGTCAGATCGTGCTCAATAAATGGCAGGTGAAGCGCTTCGGGGTCGCGGGCGTTGGCTGCAAAGTCGATCATCACTACTTCGCAGCCCGCCTTGGCGAGCTTAAGCGCCGCGCGCCCTGTGCCGGCGCCGAAGTCCAGCACGGTGCCAGGCGTAATGAGGCCGAGAAATCGCTCTACCTCCTCCGCACCGGGCGCGCCGACGCGGTAATTGGGCAGCGCCCACATGCGCTCGTACTTTTCTTTTTCGCTCAGCACTTCGACCGGCGCGTTCCAGATGTCGGGCAGCAAACCAGCGCCAAACACCTCGACGGACACGCCTTCGCGCTCCAAGAGCCGCGCCGTCAGCGGGAAGCGCTCGGCTTGCAGCTTCATGGTCAGCGATGTGCGATAGTCGCGGCCATTGAACGTGACCGAGCAAATCGGCTCGCCGTCGTTCATAGGCTGGCGCTCGGCGTGGCTTTTGCCGTCCGCATGCGAGCTATCGTAGCCGAAGCACTTGATGGTGCGGAAGCCCAGCGCATAGGCCAGCACCAGCGACGTGGTGCCAACGCTGGACGCCGCCCCGATCAGCGCGAACGGGTGATCGTACTCGGGCAGAAGATCGTCGATGCCCTCGATCTGCAAGTGCCAAAGCGTGGCGTCCGGCGCGCGCCGGAAGCATTCGGGATCAACTTGGCTCGCAAACAAGTGCTCGTGCGCCGTGCCGATCAGCTTGGCCGTCTGCCATTGCGCGTCGAGGATCACTTGATAGCGCGGCATGATGTGCCGCTCGTTCAAAAACCGGCATGCGCCGTTCAGCGCAAACACTGTGGCGCCCTCTATAGCCAGCGCGCGCACCTTCTCCACGTCTTCCTTCAGCGACGGGCCATTGCCGCAAAGCACGGCAACGCCGTCATGCGCCGGGAGAGAGGCAAGCCACCTGCTCCCCCGGCGTGAGTTGACGCGAATGTTCTCGTTGATGATTTCGTCGGATGTGTTGCACACCACCTGCACGGGCAGGACCAGCGGCATGGAGGCGCCGGGATTCTGGTGACGAACTTGCAAATTCGAGAACGGTAGTTGCATCAGGTCTTGCGTCCTTGGTTGTGCGGACGGTTGAGCAGCAACGGCACAGACGTACGGCCCGCAGCGGCCGAAGCCACCACGGCCACGACCGCGCCCTGCAGTTCTTGACCAGACAGCGTGGCGACGGCGAGGCCCGACGTGGAGCCCACCGCGACCGCGGCGCCAGCAGCAAACGACACCGCCGACGACTTAGCCGCGATGGCGATGCCGCCGATCTGATACCAGCCGTAATTGCTGGCGACACAAGCGCTCATTGCCACGGCCAAGGGGCCGGGGATGTTTTCGCCGATATAGCCAAGCGCCGTTAAGTGGGTGGCGCCGTTCCAGTTGACGACCGAGCCGGCTACCGTGGAGGCGCACCCCTTCAGGTAGATGAACTCGCCTCCGCCGTAAGTGGGGTCCTTGCCCTTGGTGATCGTGCCGAGCGGAAACAGCGCCGTGGTGCCGAAATCCGTCAGGTTCACGCCCAGGAGTGGACCGGTTGCATAGTAGGTCATGGCTTATTCCTTCCCTTTGCCTTGGAGTTGGCGGTTGGAAACGGCCATGTTGCCGGCCCACAGGATGAGCTGGACGGTGGCGTCTTGGTTGACGTTCTGGCGATCGCCGCCCACCACTTCCGCGTCACGGTCACTGTGCGTGATGTGCGCCAGATAGTCGGTGTTCAGCATGTACATCGTGCTCGACGCCGTGTGTGTACGGCCCGAGTTGATGATGCCGCCGTCGAGGATCACGTCGGAGTTGACGAACTTAAGACCCGTGAAGCCCGCCGTCGCTTCGCCATCGCTGGTGATACGTTGGATAGCCGTCAGCGAGCCCCAGAACAGGTTGTAGTAGGTATTGTCCATGGGGATCAGGTCGGGCTTGTCGTTGTTGCGGATGCACGAAATGTACAAAGTCCGCATCGCCGCCTGGATGTTGGAGACGGTCGTCGCGCCGGAGTTGGACGTCGAGAAGTCCAAGATCTGGTTGCGCCACCACGAGTAGGTGTTGGCGTTGATGCCGCCCACCGTGTTGGTGTTGGTGTACGGCGAGATCAGTTCGAGGCCGCCGATTTCCTTGCCGCCCGAACCCGTGCCGTCCGCATAGACTTGGGAGCCCATTTGGTTGACGAAGGTGCGGCGCGCGTTGTTGATCTTCGCGGTCAGGAGCTTGATGACCGCGGCGCGTCCGCTGTTGCGGATTTGCTCGAGGCCCGAGATCGAGACAGCGATTGACGCCTGCTTCCAATCGAACACGGCAGCATCGATGAAGTCGTTGACGCTGACCGAAAGCTGTTCGTAGCCCGAGTAGAATTGGAACGAGCCGTTTTCTGCGTATTCGAGCGGGAACACGATGTCTCGACCGCCGTCGAGCATCATGCGTGACTTCTTGCGAAGCCGGTTATAGAGGGCGACGTTGTCCGACATATTGTCGCGCAATTCGCTTTGGCGATTGCGCAACGTAGTCGAGAGCAACTGCCCGATATTGACATCGGTCATTTGCTAATTGGTCCTGGGTAGTGTCGCTTACATGAGGCCGTCGAAACGCGCGGCGACCTCTTCCTCAAGCGACATGGTTGGCTTGGAGCGTGCGGCCCCGTTAATCTGGGCGCCGCCTCGCGGTGACGTGGCCCCTGCCGCTCTGGCCCGGTCCACTTCGGCTCGGCGCTGGTCCGCTAGGATGCGCTCGCGAAGTTGCGGGTGAGCCCATTGGGCTTGCTCATAGAGTTGATCCAAGGTGGCCTGCGGGTTGGCCTGGAAGCGATCACGGACTGACGGGTCAGCTTGAATGAGCCCGTAAACCGTTTGCTGCAGGTCCGCCCAATGCGGCTTGTCCTTGCTCCACTCTGAAACGATGCGCTCTGTGTTGGCGCGGTATTGCTGCTGCGGCGCTTGCTCCATGGCCGCAAGCTTCTGTTCCAACGCCGTCAGCTTCTGCTGGACTGGATCGACCCTCTTGGCCTCCACGCCCTGCTGATACATCCAATCCGCCAGCGCCGGGATGTCCCAGCCATTGCCGAGCGTCTGCTGCGCGAGCCAGTTCAGCGCATCGACAGGGTTGGTCTGCAGTTGCTGGTAGATATTGATGAGGCCGCCGACGAATTGCTGGGGCGATTGCCCGCTCGCCCGTAGCTGCGTCTCGAACGGCTTGATGGCCTCGTTGATCGGCTCCCACGCCTTAGCCGCCGTCGAGTGCTTGGTGATCGCCTGCGCGCTCTCCGTCTCGCGGTCCTGCAGCGTCTTGCGGAATTGCTCGGGCAATTTCTCCCAAGCGCCGTACTCGTCCTTGTACCAGAGCGGCTTCCACGTCTTGGCGGCGGCTGGCTCCTTGCCATCGGCGGGCTTGGCGTCCTTCGCCTCGGCGGCGGGCTTTTCTTCTTCCTTGGCGACGAAGCGGCGGCCCTCGCGCTTGTAGAGCCGTTCGTCCTTCTGCTCGGGCGTTTCGCCTTCTGGCGTCTCGACCACGTTGTCCGGCTTCGGCGGCTGGTTGCTGGCGTCCAGCGCCGCGTTCAGCTCGGCTTCCAGGCCGTCCATGTCTTCAGTCATTGCCATAGTCGAGCTTTCCCATATCGCTTTCTGAGCTGATGCCGTGCTCGTGCAGCGCGCGATTGACGCCTTCTGCGATCACGTCGTCCTTGATTGGCTTGTCGTAGCGGCGCGTGGTCGGCGCGTGCTCATTGCCGACCTCGATGCAGCCGCTTTCCTTGGTGGCGCGGCGATACTCGGCCTTGTTGTCGATCTTGCGCGCCACGCCGTGGTGAAAGAGCCCGTTCACCCCGCCCGGCAGATAGTCGCTGATGACCATGGGCGACGGGAAGTCGGAGCGGTTCGGTGCGGGCTCGGCACAGTTGTGCGGCCAGTCGCCCACTTCGTGCAGGTCGCCGCAATACTTGCAGAGGCGCTGCCGCGATACGACCCTACCCTGGATCGCCAAGGTCTTTCCTCAGGCGCGCAATGTCGGCTTTTACGGTGTCGATCTGCACTTGCTGTTCTTCCACTGTGTCCAGCAGGTGCCGGATCATGTCTTCGCGCATGTTGGCGATGGAGATGTGCGCCCCTCGTCCCGCGAAGCGCTCGATCAGGTCGAGCCAGCGGTCTTGGTGCATCGGCCCCATCAGCGTGGGCGCTCTAGCGGCTTGTCGTCAGGCCACCAGCCGTACTCCGCAGTGTGCAGCCAGTAGGGACCCATCACCTTGAAGGCGAGCCAATCCGCACCACAAAGCCTGCACGGTCGAATTGCGTCGCCCGTTTCGTGCTTCATGCCTTTGGCCCACGCGGTCAGTTCGCGGCCATCCACGGGCGACGCAATATCCAGCGCTTTAACGGTGCGCGCGATGTAGTGGCCGTTCTCGCAGGTAATGGCCGTCGCTTCCGGCAGGGGGTTTGGTTTGTCGGTCAATTTGTCGGCCCTACGCCGCGGTCGGCCGCATAGGCAGCACGCGCCTTGTTCAGCGACGCCTTGAACACTTGCAGGATTTCGTCTTGCGTCGGGCTTTCGCTCGCCAGCACCGCCTCCAGCACGCCCTCGAAGGCATCCCAGTCGATGTACTCCACGGCGTTCATGTCCACCTTGGCCACGTTGGCGCGCAGCAGTTCGCGAGCGCGCTTCTTGTCGTTGAGCGAGAAGGTCAATCTGCGTCTCCTGCGGGTTCGGCTTCGGCCTTAGCGCGCGTCGCTTCGATGCTGGCGTCGGTCTTCGCCTTGGTGGCTTGCAGTTCCATGTTGAGCTTGGCCCACATGGCTTGCAGCTCGGCATCGGACTGCCGCGCGGCCATCATCATTTCCATTTCCGCGATCTGCTTGTCGAGTGCGGCCGTCTGCATCTGCGCGGCCATCTTCATCTGCGCTTCCTGGCCCTTGGCCTGGATGTTGGCGTCCGCGACCTTGGCCTTGATCTGCGCGTCCGCCTGCTTGGCCGCGATGTCGGCCTTGGCCTTCATCTCCTCGGGGCTCGGCGGCGGCGGACCCTTGGGCTTCGCAGCAGCCTCCACGGCCTGCTCGATCACCTGCTCGAGCTGATCCACCTTGTCGAAGCGGCGCACGCCAAACAGCAGCAACTCGCCCACCAGCTTCGCGGCCTCGGGGCTGGCGGCGGCCATGGGCGCGGCCTTCTCCATGAAGCCCGTCATGGCCGTCATAAACTCGATGGCGTTCTGCTTCTCTTCGGTCTGGTCGGGCTCCAGCGTTGAGTCCGTCTCCACGTCGATGCGGAACGAGCGGCTAGTGTCGTCGCGCAGCAGCTTGAACACCTGGGCCATGAATTGCTGCGTGGCCTGTATCTGCGCTTGTCGCTGCGCCTGCTGCATGGCCGCCATCTGCGCCTGCTGCTGCATCTGCGCCACCGGATCTGGCGGCTGGCCCGGTTGCGGCTGCGCCTGCGGCGGCATCTGCGGCGGCGGAGGCGGGGGAATGTACTTCTCCAGCAACTCCTGATCGACGCCGGCCATCTGTAGGATGGTGCGGTCCTGAAACTGCTCGCTGATGACCTCGGCCTTGAGCCGCATCAGGTCAGCCGCGAAGCGCATCACGTCCTTCTGGATGCGGCGCACACGGAGCGAACCCCACTGCGTCTTGATCTTCTGCGCGCCTAGCGTCTCGTTCGGGTCGCTCGCGCCGCGCAGGATGTCGCCAATGCCCGACACCTCGTAAAGCGTCTGCTTCGCCTGCTCGCGGATTTCGTAGAGGCCCTTCAGCGTCTCGGCCACCTGCTCGACCGGGAACCACTCGATGCGCCCCTTGGCCCCGCCGCCTTCGGCAAACATGGCCCAGTTCTTGACCGCGATCATGCGGTTGTCGCCAGCCTCGATCAGCTCGGCCAGCTCCGCGCTCTCGGCCGCATACACGCCCACCACTTTGAGCGCCTTCTGCAGCACGCCAATGCGCTCGCTACAGCGGTTCAGCTCCTCGGCCTGGTCCTGATACAGCGCATAGTCCGGCGTCGGGATTAGGCTCTTGCTGGTGTGCGTCGCCAGCAGCGGACGCGGGCATGGCCAGAAGTCGCGATACTTCACCGGCGGCGGGCGCATGCCAACGATGGCGTCCTCGTTGCTGGACGGCGCCACGTAGATCACCTGGCGGCTGTCCTTGTCCCAGACCTCCCACAGCTTGCACTTGCTGCGCTCGTCTTTAAGGCCCTCGTCGGACTTATCGCCCTCGTTGGCCACGTCCATCTTCAGCTTCGCGGCCACGCTCGGGTCCAGCCCCAGCGTCTTCAGCCACTCCGCCACTTCCTTGCGCGTCTTGTAGAACGCTCGCGCCACCCACCTATTCTCAGCCCAGGTGCGGCATACGCTATGCAGGAAGTCCTGCCACGGCACGTACTCGCTGACCGCGTTCTCATAGACCAGCATGGCCTCAGCGCCGGCGCCCGCGAACTCCGGGTCATAAAACACCCAGGCTTGCCCACGGCCACACAGCAGCCGATCCCTGACGGCCTGCTCGATCTGTACGTCGAAGTCGTAAAGCTCGCAGCTTGTTTCCAGGCAGCGCTCCAGCAGCATGGACGCAAGCCGCGCTACCGGGTCGCGGTCGTGGTAGCGGCGCTGCGCCTGGGCCTTCGGGGTCTGCATGTACACCGCAGGCCGAAGCGTCTCGACGTTCGACCACAGGATATTGAACTTGCGCTGCCGCGATTCCGTGATGTCGCGTTCGTCATTGTAGATGCGCTCGATCTTCTTGGAACGCGCCACCCACTTGGCTTGCGCCTTTTCGGAGGCAGCGATCTCCGCGATCCACTTCTTGGCCAGCTCGGCTGTGTTGGTGGCTGGCTTGTCGAGGTCTTCGGCCAGCGCTCCAGGCTGTTCGTCAGCCATTACACCCGTTCTTCACTGCGTCGCTTCTGTCCAAGTGGCCCCACTATGTCGTTGTACGTTGCTGTCGATGGTCCGTTGACCACCATGGCGCGCGGCTCTGCCGGTCTGGGCGGCACGGGCGCCATCTCCCGCCACGCCATGGCGAGGTAGCGAAACGCGTCCGCGCTATGGCTCGTCCAGTCGTGGCGCGGCGCATCCTTGAAGGTCCGCGTCTTCTCGTCAAAGTCGGCCCGGTACTGCCGAAGCGCCTCCACGCCGTCAGCGCACTTGAAGCGTTCGAACCACACCATCGGCATGGTCAGTCGCGCCGCGTTGATGCCGTCCCCAATCTTGTGACCCGGCACCAGCTTGGGCTTGCGGCCTAGCTCCTGCAGCGTCTCGATGCGCGTGCGGCCCGTGCCTAGCTCCCGCACCCTGGCGTCATGCGGCACCCAATCGTCGCCGTAGGCGTAGCCCTTGGCCGCCAGCACGTTGGCGTAGTGCGGCAGCCCTTGGCCGTGCGCCTCGTAATGGTCGATGACCCGGATTTCCGAGCCCACGACCTGAAACATCCAAATCGCCGTCGAGTCGCCTATGCCCAAGTCCCAAGCCGTGTGGACCGGCAACTGGCGCTCATACGGCAGCTCGCAGATGCGGCCCGCCCGCTCGGCCTCGGCTATCTCCTTGCCGTAATAGGCCCCGAGTATGGCCGCCTCGAACGAACATTCGTATTCTTGCTCGTACTGCTCGGGCGTCATCACCCGGCGCGCGTCGGCCAATTCGTCCATCGGCAGAAGCCTGCTCTCGCTGGCCTTCAGCATCAGGTGGAACCAGTCGCCCGCCTTGGTGGCGTAGTCGTAGATGCTCCAGAACTCGTTGCGGCCCTTCGGCGTGCCGATGAACGTGGCCCAGCCTTGGCGGTCAGATAGCGCCGGGCGGATGACCTCGCCCCACACGCTTGGCCGCATGTCCGCGAACTCGTCCATGATGACCGCATCGAGGTAGAGTCCCCGCAGCCGGTCGGCATTGTCCGCGCCGTAGAGCCTGACCTGCGCCCGGTTGGGCAGCTCAGCCCTTAGCTCCGTCTCGTTGATGGCCACGCCCGGTATGTCGCGCACCATGTCCTTGACGTAGGTCCAGGCCACGTCCTTGGCCTGGGTGTAGAACGGCGCGATATAGGCGAACCGCCCATTGGGCTTGTCGCACCGCAGCGCCGCGTCCACGAGGTCAGCCACGCACGCCACCGTCTTGCCGGCGCGCCGATGGCACACCAGCGCCGACCAGCGCTCCTTGCGCTCATGGAACGGCACGAAGGCCGCTCGTGGCCGATAGCCTAGATCAATGGTCGCCAGAGCGAGGTACGCCCGTGATGACCTGGATCACCGCGTCGAGGTTGCCGCTGACGTGCTGCGTGGCCTTGCCGTAGGCCCGGTCCAGGAGCTCCCGGCCCGCGGCTATCTTGGCCTGGTCGCTGTCGGCTTCCTTCACCAGCCTCGCCAGTGTCTTAATCACATCAGCGCCATGCTCTTGCGCCAACGTCTTGACTTCAGCCGTGGCCTTGTTCGGCGTGCCTGCCGTGCGCCCGCCTGTCTTCTTGCCCTTCGCCATCTAGGTTGGTCTACTTTAGATACCTAGTTACCGCCACGCCGATGCTGTCCCGCATGCGGCCGGTTCGGGTGCGCGTCCGCATAAGCGTTGCTCGCCTGCACCAAGCTGCGCAGCACGTCCCGCACAGTGTTCGGCCCTAGCGGGCTCGGGCGCACGCCGTCCTGTGTCATGGGGGCCATCGTGGCCTGCTGCTGCATGCGCTGGATCGCCATGGTGCGGCGGAGCGCGGCTTGGTTCGTGCTCATGTCCTC